TGCGCTTGAAGTCCCACCGCTATCCATTTGTTTGGAAGCTTTGTAATAGTTTAATGAAAGGGAGCAATTTACAACAGATTGTGCGTCAGCATTTACAGAAAAACTTGTCACTACTGCGTTATAAAACCTCATTTCCCCTACGGAACCATCAAGTTGCGTTGGGAGAAGCTGATTGATACATGTCCAACCTATTACGTCTTGTGGCGTTAAAGAGGCTTTCCCTCCCGCACTCCCAAACGATAACAAAAAGTTTATATTCACAGATCCCTGCACAGTATTCTCTGGCACGGCCTTTAATACATTGCTTGCACCTAACGAACGCACAGGTAACATAGGAATGGTTTCTTCAATACTAGCAGACTGAGCAACAAAAAATTTGTTACCTAAAAAAACGGGACTATTGTAATAAGTTAATGCCATGAATTAAATTCTCCTCACAAAGTAATACACTCAAAATATCAAAGATGGCAAAAGATTTACGTCTTTTATGTAAGACTTATAAGATATCTTTGCCTGAAGTTCTTCTGATATGGCGCTGCTTTCGTTGATAGAAACTAGAATAGGATCGGTGATTTTAAATGTCCTTACGTTATTTTCGAGCTGACAACCACTTAATTGAATAGTGATGTCTGGTATGTCTTGGTTACATAATAGACTACTTAACAAAGGAGTTTCCAAATCATCTACATCAATCACAAAAGAAAGGTCCACTTCTATAGGGTAAGTTATATCATATATTCGCCTTTGATATTCGCCGCCCAAGGTATCTATATCCATTCTAGGAATAGAGAGCTCATAACTATACGATTGAATTCTATTAGTATCGTTGCCCGTTACATTAATAAGTTTAATGTCTCCAGCTTTTGCAATTTTAATTTCGTCATCTGGTATTTTGCCTGATTCTGGGAAGAGTTCTGTTGGGGCAAAATTCCCAACCTCTCCATAAACATCAATAGAACAAGTCAATGACGGAATTTCTCCCACAGCGCAAGAAGAGGAATAGGTAGAAATAAACCCGCTCTCAAAACTATAATTTCCCTGCGCGGTCCCAAGGCCGTCCCAATTTAAAGCTCCACTTAAAACTTTGTCGAACAAGTACACCAAGGGGTCTGCCGAAGCTTCAGTAACTACAAGGCTATCAATAGTAAAAGAAGAGGTGGCTTTTGAACCATTAAGAACGGTTCCTGCAAACATATTACCTCCAAAAGCTATCGGCTCAAAAGGTATATTAAATTCTGCATCAATAGATTGTACGCCCCTTATACCAGAGCCTTCCCATCTATTTTGTACCGAATCATAACCTTGTATGAATACAAGTTCATCACCATATCGTACTCTTCCGAAACCCATTACTATAACTGTTACACTTATAATACAAAAAATCTCTCCCCGACCAGCAGGGAGAGATAAATTGCAGTGTTGGTAAGTAAGTTTCTCTTACTCGTTAAAGCCTGAGATAAACAAGCCATTAACAGTGTCATCGACACCACCAAACTGAGAAGTGAAGGACAGGTCGACTGTCTTGTTGTCACCAATCGTGGCAGACATATTCTGGCTTTGAAGGTAAACGTCCTTAATTTCGAAGCGAATGTTATTGTCTGAGTTTTCATCCCCTTCGGTACAAGGAATCTTACAGTTGATAGTAACATCGCGTGTTTCTTGGTCTTCACACATGAGGTCAATTAATGAACCTTCGTCAACGTCTGCAAGCAGAGCGCTAATATTAAGGGTCATATCCAGAGGGAAGTCCACCGCACGGTCGTATGGGAAGTTGCTGCCAACTCTATTAAGCGGAGTACGAGCCAAAGGAACTTCGATACTGAAGTTTTGAATGTGAATAGGAGTTTCTCCATCGGTCGTTGATGCGCTGTCTGGATCTCCAGTAGGAAGAATAGCTCCACCAACTTGCAGTTTGTTCGCATCGGTGCTATCCTTTTGTCCTGTCGAGAATACCATGGTTACGTCGCCAGGGCGAAGGGTAAAGACTTCAAGAGATCCTGTAGTACCCGTAGGCAGGACAAATGTGTCCAAAACTTCTTTACTACTTTCCTTGTTGACTGTAGGAGCGATACCACTTAGCCAACCTCCACCAGCATCAGCGGATACTGGGTTCTCAAACTTCAGGTTGTAAGCTTCACAGGTAACACTAGCTGTAGGAAGATCTCCAACTGCAACGTTAACTACATAGTTTGAGATTGCTGCGTTACCAAAGCCAACAACCGTTGTGTTTGCTGCGGAAGCGGTTGTGTCAGTAGATGATTTTTCAGCGTCGGTATATTCACCAACAGTTGTGACGTAGTAATTCTTTTCTTTTCTTGTTGCGTCATTTAAAATACCGCTGATAGCATTTGCTAATCCGTCGGTCATTAATCCAATTCTTTTCTCATTGACGCCATCGGCCAAGAGGTAACTAAAGTCCAAGGAAACCGTAGGGGCTTCAATAACTTGACGAGTCAATGGTGCAAGCCGACCGAATTCAAAAATGTCGGTTCTATTTACGTCCATGTCGTGACTGATATCCTGAACTCTGTATAGTTGGGTCGCTGTGGTTGAGTCGGAAGCCGACTCCCCTGTTGCAGGACTAACATATAAAGCTTCGGACTGATAGATGATTCTGTTTCTAGTTGCCATAATATATATTAATTAAGTTTAAGGTTTGTCTGTAAAAGATTTGTTGTTATTACAGTCTTCTTTGCCAAAAGGGAAATATTTTTTTAAGAGTATATCCTTGGGTCTCTAACGGTGTTTAATTCAAAGTCTAAAAACCCTATTTTCATTCCCTTACTTAACCTAAGTACACTATTTCTATCGTAAAGCTTGGAGGTTCTTACATTTTCTATCCAAATATTTGGTTTTTTCCCATTAATTAAATCTGGATAACTGTACGGGGGAGCCTTTATATGAAAGAATTCTCCAAACGGAAAATCCTCGAAGTCTATCATATAGGCGCCCAAATTTGTTGTGTCTCTAAAGTGAGAAAGGATAGCGTCCAGTCCATAATTACTATCAGCCATAGCTACTACGCGCATATCTACAATAGTTTGATCTAGCCCTCCTAGAGCAAAAGGTTTATTTCTAGAATTACTAAGCGTGATGAAAGCCGCTGGCACTACGTAATGGTCAACGTTGAGCTTCGAAACGTTTTGCAGCTGGGTTTCGTCATCGTCCGCAAGTATAAAGGTGTTCTCTATAAGTAACTCTTCCTCTGTTTCATTAGTCATATAGACGTTAAAGTCTTTTGTTCTAAAATCTCCGCTAACAGATAAGTTTGAGCCATATGTTGCAGGATCTAAAATAACTCTACCCTGATTATGATCGATCACCAAGTAAGAACTTGGGTCGCTATTTTGAGGAGTGAACAATCCATTAAGGTAGACTCCTGTCGGTACGTCATTTCCGTTAGAGACAAATTGCCTATAAGGAGAATAATATGCATCCAGGTTAGAAGGGACATCGCTAGTTTCTGAATAATAATCAAAACTCATTGGCGTGACATTCGAAACTCCCGAGGCTATACGGGTCATTCTATCGTCAAACCAAAGATAAAAACTAGACTGTAGAGTATGGTCAAATTGTACGATCATTGTATTTTTATATTTTGCTCCAAGGCCGCCACAAGGTCTCCTATTATTTTTGTTAAATAAGATGTTGTCGAAAACGAGGAGTCTCCCACGGTTGCCTCAATCTGTATAGCTGTGCCCGAACGACTGGCATCAGAATCTTTTATTAAATAATTACCTAGACCAGAAAGACCTTCTTCTATCCCCCTAGCCCAACTCCTTCCAGGAGCCCACGGCACTTGAGTAACATTTTCTATATCTTCGTCAGAAGGTATTCCGACTTTAATGTAAAAAACCATCTCTCCTTTTCGTGCTACCCGATTTTGAATTGTTATCTTGCTCGCCAAAAGCTCTCTAAGCTTAGCTATTGGATTTTCTCCTTTTTCAAAACCTATAAAAGAATGTAGGTTTCCTCGACCTCTTAAGGTTCCGCTTTTATTGGAGGCCGTAGGGCCTTCTTCCAACTCTTGCGTTACTGCATGACTTTCGAAGTCTTGAAGCGCCGCTTTCTTCGCTTGCTCAAATTGCTTTTCCAATTGAGGAATAATCTTTTTTTCAAGGATTGGCCCTGCTTGTTTGGATAAAGTTCGCTTTAAAACATTTTTATTAATCAGCCCCATTTAGTCGCCCCTTTCTAAATATAACATATAAAAGTGCGGAGTAAACAGGCCAACAGCGGATGCGTCTGTTTTGATTTTCCAAACAAATCCATCAATTTCAATTCTATTAGCAAATGTAAACGCTGCATAACCCGCAGGGTCTAATTTAATTCTCAACTGCCCTTCAGATATGGGTAGATTAGTTTGAGCTCTAAATGCATATTCTTCAGCAATGTATTGCTTATCCATATATTGGATTCTAGCTTTTACAGTGGAAGAGGTGACGACTTCTGTGGTTTTTGTCGGATTCTTTATTCTAGAATATAAAGCATTATAAGTTTGATTGGTAGCTACATAAATTGATTTCTTTTTTTTATATATAACTATGTCCCTAGCGAATGTATCATGAATATTAGTGAATACCCCCTCAAGAGAAGCTTTTTGGCCTGATGTGAAAAAATCAGCCATAGTACCCACGCCCGCCACTTACAAAATAATTTCCATCATTTCCTGCCACTTGCCTAGGAACTGCTTGGTAAAAATTATAAGAGTAAACCAGGTTTTCCAGTTCTTCTGCCGCGTCCTTAGCCATGCTTAAATACAGCTTGGCGACATCCGTCTTATTGCTTCGCACAATTAGAGAGTCCCCTTCTCTTAGCCTAATCCAATCTATATCACTATTCAGCGAACCATCTATCCCCCTCAATACATTTCTAGCTTTTTTATCGTAAAAATGTTTCAAATAAAGCTGGGTATAAATATCTTGCTCCTCGAGTTTAAACGTCTCACTGGGTAATACATTACCCTCTGCGTTCCCACTAAAAGACTTATAGATTACCGTATTCAACATGCCTACATTTGCTCCTAGCCACCCCGAAATATTACTAATTTCACTGGTGCGCTGGGCAGCGCCCGTAGCATCGCCAAACTCAGTATCCCAGATGGATACAGCTAAATCCCCTATATCGCTCATTTACAAACCCTCCTTCATTAGCTTGATAGCTTTTTGGGTAGCTTCAGAATCTAAATGATTCAATCCAATTGGTCTTGGGGCAGGAATGACCATACTTGAACGGTTGTATTCACTGAAGGCCCTAGATAGCTTAGATTTCAATACGGTTCTATTTCCTGTGGGGAATACGCCAGCCTTAACAGCTAATTCTTGAAGCTCAACCATAGACATGGTTTGTATGTTTTCTTCAAAGACTTGTGCGATACTGGTTCCAAATGGATTAACCTCTTTAATTCCCACAAGCTCCTCAAGCTCCTTAGCTCTCTCTATTGGATCTTGTTCCTTCTTGCCATGCACCTGGGTCAATGAAGACAGTTTGTCCGTCTTGGTTTGTGCTTTAGCCCTTTTTTTAGGGACTGTTTTTTTAATAGTTTTCTTTTTCATAATTAAAACTCCTTGTTCCTTGGTTGCTTGATAATACCTAGATCTACACAAAAATCTATTTATAGAGAAACAAAAAAGGCCACCCATATGGGCGGCCTTTTTAGAATCCCTAGCGGGATAAGATTAAACTTCGACTCCAAAGATCGCTCTCTTATCGAGAATAATACGACCTTCTTCAACAGAACCGTAGTAACCAATCTTGCGTTGTCTAACGCTATACTGGTCGTCAGCAAAGAGAGAGAATTCTGATCCGCTTTCGGAATCAAGAACAACCGCTCTAAACAGCGAATCTCTACTGAGATCGAGACCAAGAACCAGATCGGTCTTGCCTGCGGAAAGACCGCCAGCAAGCGTACTGAAGATGTTGGTGAACTGCTCGTTTGGCCCAAGCTGATAGATTTCCATCAGATTAACTCCAAAGAAACTGGACATTTCGCCAGAGTCATTAAAGAGACCGCGACGAATGTCGTCTGGAGCAGTAACCCAAGCGTCAGAGCCTGCAGCTGGGACGGTGCCATCAGCTGTCTTGCTATTGATCGGGTTGTATGCCATTCCGCGAATATCCTCAACAATCTCAGGGCTAACCAAGAGATCGGTGATTCCACTACGCTTATTAGCAGGAGTTCCACCAGACCATGACTCGTTAACACGCTTTGATTTAGTAATCAAGGAATTAAGGTCGGCGAGGAGGAAGTTTCCATCAATAGTAGATTGGATAACGTGGTTTGTGCCAGCTACAGTAGTATCAGCCAGTGTGCCAAGAAGGAGGTTGGCAGAGGTCTTTTCTTGCTTGAGAAGCACTTCTTGTGCGACCCGAGTAAAAGACTTTCCGACTACGTCAAGGCGGCTCTTGCTAGCGTAACGCTTATCAAAACTTACAGCGCTATCAAGCGTGTAGGTTGTGAATTTAAGCTCACTCGCTGTAGGAGCAACATGATTGGTTGGGAGGCCTCCAGGCATCGACTGGGAGTAGACTGTAATATAGTCTTCTGCAGTGATGTCGTAGTAGAGGTCCAACGGAATAGATGGGTTATCATCTGGGTCAAATGCCATGCTAGTAAACAAGTTACTAACGGCAGGTGCGTTATTGATAACTTCTGCAAGAACTGGTCCCATGAATGAACCAAGTGCGGCTTGCGCCTCATATGCAGTATCTCTGTTTTTTGAAGCCATAGCTTTAATAAGCTCTAGCTGTTCTTCTGTTCTTTTTAAGGTGATTTTCATTGATTAAGTGTTCCCTTCTATATTAGTGGCAGTGAATATTAACCATTGAGTAACCTCCAGTTTCACCTGCGGCACCAGCAAATTGGTCCTCAGTAGCGCCTGCTACACGAGTTCCTTTTGCAATGATTGATCCGATTTTGTGTCTTGCGCCGTGAGCAATGTGGGCATGGCCTGGAGCGACTCCAGTCAACTTGCCTGGGCTACCTTCGGCGATACAAACTTTATTGCCAACGATCCAATTCGCATCATCGATATATGCGTTATTGCCGAAAGCGCCAGCTGAGGATTCACCGTTAAGAGTAACGATGCCACGAGATAAAACAGGAACTGCCTGACCAGAAAGAACTGCTTGGTTCTCTAAAGCCTTTTGAGGATAATAGAGAAGCTTTTCTCCATTTTCGTCAGCCTTTGCTGTTTGATTTAAGGTCATTCCCAATACCGAGTCGCCAGTTTCTGCGACTGTTATTTGGAGGACGTTGTTGGGATATTGATCCCTGCCTACATAAGGGTAATCGGTTTTGCCGAGATACGAAGAGGAGTTATACTCTACGGGCCCGTCATCCAAATCTCCCTTGTGTATTTTTACGAAAACGCCTGCATCACCATTTCCCTTAGTATCGAGCTGAGCATTAATGTCAGCGCCGTTTAGGGCGTATAGGTTGATGACATCTTGTTCTGCGTATTGTCTGAATGGTAAGATTCTAAGTGCCATAATTTTTAGTATTTAATGTTAACATTTTCTCGAGTAAAAACCGAGCGAAATTTTTCTGCCAAAGTTTCTTCCTTACGGGAAGCTTCTGCATTATTATTTGTTGCGACCTCTACACTTTCTACTTCAACATTCTCAAGAACGTCTTCGGTAGATTCGTTTTGTTCAGAAGGCTCGGAAGCCTTAACTTCGGATAATGAATCGATTCTTTTTTGAACCTCTTCATCAATTTTAGCCTGCATTTCTGCATTTGACTGTTCAATAAAAGCCTTAGTCTTAGTCTTCCAGACTACGGCAAACTTGTCTTGCAGTGCTACAAAACTTTCCTCTGCGGAGTCGATCTGGCCGACTTCCGAGGCTACAATTTTGCGGTCTGCATCATCAAGCTCATATTGCTCGTCAATTTCGGCCATTCTTGAATTAAAGAGAGTTTTTGCTTCTCGCTCTTGCTTTTCGATCTCAAGCGCTTCAATCTTTGCTTCAGTTGCCTGAAGCTTTTCTTGGAGCTCTTCAGTGGAAGCTTTAAATTCTTCCTCAGCTTTAGCGAGACGCTCTTTCTCTTCTTCTAACTCTTTTTTCTCCTGAACATAGTGGTCGCTTTTCTCACGAATAGCTTCAGTAATTATGCCCGCAATATTAGCGACAGTTTCTGAAGCGTATTCCTTTTTGGAAAGCTTATCGTCCAGAATTTCTTCTAGTTGTTGAATAAGATTTTCTTGTTCCATAGTGATTAATTTTGGTGTTTTTACAGTTGAATTATTTGATTGTGAAATATTTTTTGTAGATTTTTTTTCTTTTTTTTCTTTAGCAGAGCTAGGAGACAACTTAATCTCTGTAGGTTTAACGACATGAACTCCCTCTACTGCTGCAGCTGGATTCGTTGTAAAACCAATCCCCAATGGGTATACCTCGCCAAGAACTAACCTATTAACCTGAGTCCCGTCGTCCATCTCTCCAGTACCACCTTCCGTCTTTAAATATTTTTCAAACTCTCCTACCATAGCGGGGTCCGTGATTATTTCTGCATCCTTAAGATTATTACTTCCAAGAGCAATTGCATATTCATTAAAGCCTAATTCCCAGCTAGCTGAAATACTTTTTTCAAAACCGTCCTCTAGGGCGGATTCTAATACATTAGCAAATTGAGGGTTAACCGTTCTGTAAACTACAGAAGCTAAGGCTATATTAAAAGGGGAGTTTAGTTCGGCTACGTCTTCGTCTGACAATAATCTATTGGTTTGAAAATCACTAAACGAACTTCCTACGATATGCCCTACTACTTTTTTTCTTTCGTGCTCTATATTAGTAGGTTTGTTAATAAAGTAATCTTTTATCTGTATGGCTGTTTCACTATCAATGCCATCTCCATTTTTATTAAAGGCATTGACTACGGCCGCATTAAAAGCTACCCCAAGCAAATCAATATTTTTATCAAGGTCAATACCTTGAGGCATAACATCCTTCAGGGACTCTAACGAAGCGTTACTAATATTCCACGGATTCCACTCTTCAGACTCCAAACTAGAGCATGCTAATATTGAGCTGGAAAACGCCGTTTTATATTTAAACCTATTCATTTTGCAGTAGTTACACGCAAAAATTCATAATAGGATTAATTATTACTATGGTATAATAAAGAAGCTTCGTATAATTTTATTTCGTGCTCAGCCGCTATTTCATTAATTTCTCCAAGAACCCCTAAAGATTCTATTTTTGAAAAATCGTCAATACATTCTTCTGCCAGCTTTTCCCAATCATCTTTATTGGCAGCTACTACCACGCTCTCGCACAAAGAGTCTATAAGGTCTTTCTTTTGCTTACTTAGCCTTTTAATTTTAAAATGCTTCCTTACTGAGGCGGAAATTTTATTTCTTAACCCTTCGATAGAGTAAATTGTAGATTGCAAATTTTCTCGACTATATGTTTTTGCAGCAGCTTGTTTTTTGATCTGACTCGTTCCAATCGGCCTACCTGGAGAGCTTGGGGTTTTATTTTTAATCTCAGAACTATCTTGTTCGTCCATAGCTGGAGGAATCATTGGTACTCCGCCCACCAAAGGATTATAATAACCTTTTTCTCTTTCGTCTAAATACTTTCTTTGAGCGTTGCCTAGATCATTTTTTTCAGGCATAACTCCAGTCTCTATAGCTCGGATGCCTTGTTCTGGGGTAAGAACTCCTAGCTCCATGAGTCGAGTGGCCACCCTCTGGAACTGAACCTCATCCTTTAAATCAATATCTTCAAATTTAGCAATTGGATAATCTCTAAACCCTAGCTGTTGACACACTAATCTAATTTGCGGCTGTAAAAAATCGTTTAAAAATGCATTTCTAGATTCCTTTAGTCTCTCCAAAAATATTTTGGCCTTCACTTCTGTATTGGAGTATTTCTCGTTGCCTAAGATAATGTTTTGTAAGCCCTCTTTAATATCTTCGTTAACAACTTTATATTTTTCAGACCCAAGAACCTTGTTTAAGTCTGGCATTACAAAGTCAGCCTTGGTGGTATAGTCAGATACCAAAACTCTTCCAACGCTTTCATTTTGAAAAAGATTTTGCATGGCACTTAGATTGTGCGGATTAATACCTCCCTTATCGGGCTCGGAACCCATCGTAATGAGAAGTATAACGTTTTCTACAGTCTTTACTATAGCTTGATCTATCTTCTTTAATTCTATCTTCCAATTAAGATCGTCAAGCACAGGGAACCCAAATGGCATCGCAAAAGGTTCGTAATCTTGTTTTTTATAAAAAGAATAAATTAGTTTTTTTACATCCAATAGTACGGTTACTCCTTCTTGATTCCAAGCTCCATCTTTAATCCTATCTCTCACATCCTTTGGGAGCGCATTAAACACTTCTTTATCGTAATCAGTTTTTGGATCTCTCAATGATTCCAGTTCGTATTCCGATAATAATTTTGCATAGTTGCCGTACTGTCCCCCGCTATCACTAAACGTTAAAGCCCTCTTTGCTACAATGTCAAACGGATTTAGGAATGTATACATGATGGGTATTCTACCCTTCTCAATAAACTCTCCTGATGCGCCGTATATCGTTTGCATCCTTTTTATGTCGGCTTCGGAATACTTTCCATCAACCCTATATATAAATACATTACCGCTTCGATAGTACTCTCTAAAATATTGATCCTTGATCTGCCAGCACTTTATTTTTTCGAGCCATTTATAAATAAACTTTCTTACTTTTTCGTTCCCTCCCTCTAGATAAATCTCTGAATTTGAAAACTCAGACATAATGTCTATGGAATTTCTAAATATAGCAATATTTGCATAAGCTTTTTGACAGAGCTCTATAGCGTCCCTTATATCTACATAGCCGCTTTGACGATAAGAGTAAGGCAATATACCTTCTTGTATATTTACAAATCTATCCAGAATTGTTGACCGCGCAGCTAAGTTATCCCTCCATGAAGTCGCAGACCCTCCTGTCCCCCCTCTTTTATAAGTAGCCGCGTTAGAGACGTAATAGGGGTCCCCTTCAAAAGAAGGTTCCCACGGGGAATCCATTTTATAGATATCTTGCAAATTAGAGGTGGATGCAACCGACTCTTTTTTGAATTTATTCCAGTAATTAGATTTTTTCTTATATTTTCTTGCCATGTAGTATTATACACGAAAGTCTTCAAAAGTTAAAAGTTAACTTTGAGACTTTTGAAATCAGCGAATAAATATTGGAGTAAATGTGTGAGAGACCTCCTTCTCCTTTACCCCCATCATATCATAATATATTTTGGTCATCCAATTCCCTAGCACTAACGCAGAATAGGAGTCTTTTCTGGCCTTATGGGGCCCAGTTTGCCTTCTTAAATTATCTGGCAAGTCAAAGGTTTGAGTGCCCTGTGGAGATGTTTTGATCTGAATTAAAGCGCACTCAGACTTTGTAAGATTAATCATGTCGTGCTGATGCTCTAAAAAATCTATCATTTTTGCAGCCTTGTCTAGAGACATCGAGACGCCCTCTGCAGTAGGAGGCAAATACTTTAAGTTGGTGATTGGGATATTTTTTTTGCGTTGAGCTTGATAGTCATCGTTTATAGCCCTAGCTGCGAACCATATTTTTTTGTGATCAAAATTTCGCTGTAACAACTCGTTACCCTGACGAATCCAGGCAGAATTGGGAGTTCTTAAATAGCAAGTCTTCCCTGCATTAAATTGCCCCTTAGCATCTCTTAATGATTCTTCGTATTTAGTAAGGTCATCAAACTTAACGTCCATGATGTTAATCTGCATCTTATCTTCTTTAAAGAGTTGGCTCTCATTAACAGAATTGATAAATTGCACTCCGCCATTATAGTCCCCGACAATTGAGATTATATTGAAATTTTTAAGCAGATAGTGAAAGTAATTTATATGATCTTTTAATTTAGATCCAGGTAATGCATAACTATGTACTAATACCGAAGTTCCGTTAGATTCATTTAATTTAAGCACCTGCATTGCAAAATCATCACTACTTTCGGTTTCTGCCCAGCTTGGGTCAAAGGCTAAAATATATTTAGCTTTAGGATCTCCAGCGACTTCTATAGTAGGGGAGTCTCCGTCAGGCACGGTACACTTCATCATAGTGGACGTTTTAAAGTACCCACTACTATCATCGGTAAAGACCGCTCCAAATTCTCGGTCAAACTGAGATTGGCTCATGGATGACCTAGCTTGATTAATTAGATTTTGGTCGTACAGAGCTTTTGGCGCACAATCATAAGAGAAATGCATTATTACTCTTCTTGCGTTTTCTCCATATGGATTCTCTTCTTCCTTCATATGGCCGTGAATTAAATTCTCAAATTCCTGGTATAATTTGTACATATACTCGAACTTATAAGAGGCTGACGATAAGGTTATTAATTTATTGTTTGGCCATTTGTGACGGTCCTCTTTTTTCATTTTACCCTGTTCTATCAATGTGGTTTCTAGCTTATAGATATCTTCTCGCTGAGTAGGGTTTTGAACTACTGACAAAAATGGAACGATAACTTCGTTATATACTCGTTCAGGCATAAGCAAAAATTCGTCAATAATAATTCTATGAAACCTAAAACCACGAAGCTTCTCTCCATCTCCCAATGGGAGTGCATGAATCTTGCTTTGTCCAAACTCTAGGGTCCATTGGTCGTTTTGTTTAGACTTGCGAGTTATACATTGCGCCAAATATTTAGCTTCAGGTTTTGCGGCGATATCTTCAATCTTCCTAAAGATCATCTTCGCCTGCCTAAAGGATTTGGATAATATTCCGATTTCTACTCCTTGATTTAGAATAGCATCTAAATAAGCAAAGATGGCGGTAGTAAATGATTTAGACATCCCTCGAGACCATACTCCTAAAAAATAATCAGACTGAAACATAGACCTGATTGCCATGTGCTGAAACGGGAAAAGCTTTACTCCGCTAAGCAAGTCTACAGCAAAAGTAGTATTCTCCCTTAAGAATTCATATAGCAGCAGCTTGGCCTGCTTCTCTTCGATAAACCCTTTTGTATCAGCGATTCTCTCGTTGATATTATTAGTCTCATATTTTTGTACTCCTTCTTCCCAGCTCATAACCACCTCCTTAATTCATCAGGCTCTAAAAACCCTTCTTGGTATGCATAACTTAAACACATCCATATACCATCAGGCTTTATAAAAACCTCATAGTCATTGATTTCTCTTACTACTTCTCTTCCGTTTTCGCTCACAATAAAATGTCCGTCAAGATTAATATTTACAAATCCAGGTAAACAACTAAATATTCCACCTCCATTTTTACTCCTAACTCTCAATTCCATATTCGTCTATATAATATTGAAAATCCACGTTCCACAATCTCTTTCCTGCAAGAAGTAATTTAGGTATAATGGTCTCAGAGTTTTTTCGATTGCCACTAAAAATAAATTGACACACGTCTGAATATTCATGAGTAAGAGTCCTGAGGTTATGAAATATATATTCTAGGTTAGATTTATGTGGACCAAATACATTATTCTTTTTTAGTTTAGATACAGAGCTTTCTGTGATTATGTATAGGTAGCTATCAAATTCCCTCGCCCTATCTAGCTCACGCTTAAACCTTTCTAATCCCTGACTCAATGTTCCCTTTAGATCCCCCTCGCTTTTACGGTCCACATAAGTATAAGTATAATTTTCTCCCCCTGTAGTATAATCCCCGAAATCTAACTTCATTGGCTCAGACTTTTTGAATTTGAGTGCTTTCTGCTCACGGGTATCAATAAAAATTGTTGTGTCGTCGAATTTTTTGTTCTTCTCAAAAAATTGTTCTGGAGACGCCAGGCCTCTCTTAAATAAAGGCTCTAAACCAATATATTTACAAGCATTAGAATATGATCCAAAATACTCAATGAAAATTTCAATTGGAGGTAATTGTAATGTTTCAATTTCAATGTGAGAGGGAGCAAATCTCAAATTTTTATGTTTTACTCTAAATTCTAATTGATTGGCAATGTAGTCCTTGACTTCGTCAGAGGGGGATTTATCAATCCATTTTAACATTTGCTGACGAGTGGTAAAACTCTTCGTAAAGTAATCAAACTTATTTTTAAAAGGAAGTACGTCACCAGTCAATTTATTAATTCGCGGGTACTCCTTACAATAGTATTCAGCAACAGTAAGCTTATGTTTTTTAAAATGAGAATGCAAAGAACGTTCTGACTTGAACTTCTCGCTGCAGATCTTGCAATAAAGATTTGGCTGGAGAGGATCAATCATACTGCGTCACCCTTGCTAATACCTAAAACGCGGGCTTTCCATTCAGGCATCGACTCTAAATGCTTTGCTTCGTGTTCTACTGCTTCTTTTTGCATTTGTGCCATCTTTAGCATAATTTCTCTCTCTTTCTCGTCCTGGAATAGTTCTACTAAAGAAAGGATAGATGCATTCTCCTCTTGTCTGCCTTGTATCCTTCGCGCTCTATCACCGTTTAAACGGTTGATGAGCGACTCCATTCTCTTTTCACATTGATTGTATTCGTCGCTTTTAGTTTTTAATAACTCAGCTAGCCTTACTGTCATATCTCTTTGATCATCTGCCTCATGAAACATTCTATTTAGCTTTTCCATTGCCTTATTAATGTTCTTAAGATTGATATAGTCTATGCATACGTTGATATATAAATTTATTTCATCTGCTGTGAGGTCAGGCTTGTCCCATGTAGTACGCATGAACTCCGCTTCAAAAAGATCTCTGTCCGCCTTGTCTGTATAGCTATTAATAACTTGAAAAAAGCGAGGAGTAGATAAAAACTTAACTACCTGTTCAACATATTTCTTTTGCTTTAGTGATATAGCTTCTTGTCTTATCTCTGCTGAACAATATTTATTTAGTAATTTGATTGTCGCGGTTTGTGTCTGTGGAGGCATATAAACATCCCCCAAAGCAGAATCTTCTGAACGCAAGAGGTTGGGTTTAGTAGATTTAATATGCTCTGCCACAACTAATGTCTCCTTGCTTAGCGGAGTAATGTCTCTGTCATGCCAAATCACACAAGCGATCTGGAACGCATTCATTTCATCCCTTGCAGAGTTTTCTATGAATTCTTTTTGTTCTTCAGTTAGATTAACTCTTTTTGCTTTTTTGCTTTTTGTTGTATTGTATTTAAACCCGCATTCAACAAGGTACTCTCGTACCAGCTTACCCTCTTTTGTTCTGCCATCAAGGGTGTCATCATTAAACACTTTCCTAGTTAATTCAATCAAATCAGGAATAGATTTGTGGTTTGATTCAATATAGGCTTTTTGTTGATCAGTTAAATTATTAGTTTCCATGAGTTATTATGTCATAATTCTCGATTACATATTCTACCTTTTCTTTGAAAAACTTTTTTAAGTTGCGCATTTGTTTATAACCCGCAGATCTCCCCTTTTCTGTAGTTTTGTAACCCATTATTTCAGCCACCTCTTCTTCGTCTACATAATCAATGTATAAAAGCTTATATATTTTGTATCGCTTTTCCCCTAGTTCTTTTTTCATATAAAAATGAATTTTATCTATAGATGAGTCTATTTCCCAAAAAGTCTCTTCAGGTAAGGACTGAGCTTCGTTTTGGTGGTTCTCAAGGGTTAATGCCATTTTGGTGTTGTAGGCATCTTTTTTTGTTTTTTCCCATTTATGATACAAGGGGCATTCAGAGCATTGTGCGCCGCTTTTGGTAAACCCACATAAGCCTTCGCTTACCCCGTCTGGGGGGCCGCTTTGATTAAAGGGGCAGTTTAAGCATGGTCGCACAAAGTTCCCATAATTGTTTCTTAGAATGTTTTTAAGTTGGTTGGAAATTATTCTATTTAACCATGGCTCTAACGCTCTTTCTTGATCCCATTGGTCCCACTTTTTATTGATATGGGCACGAATAATTTGACAGACGTCATCAAAATCCAACCACGCAATAGAATAGAGGAACCACTT